ACGTTACACTTGAATATCAAGATGGTTCTGCGCCAACAGCAGGTAATTCAGGAATAGATGTTTATTCATTCACTGCAATTAAAACAGCAACAACCCCAGCATATACAATTTTAGCGTCTCAAACTCAATTTAATTAAGGAGATTTTGTAATGCCTTTAAATTCAACACGTGGAGCTGGTTCATCAAAAGGATTTGGATTTACGTCTGGAGCTAAAAATTTTGACGTAGATTATTTAGTAGTAGCAGGTGGAGCATCCGGTGGTGGATATTTTGGAGCTGGAGGAGCAGGAGGTTATAGAACATCTTTTCCAGGAGGAACAAAATTAACATTATCTGGATATGGACCATTAAGTTATCCAATAACAGTTGGAGCAGGTGGAGTAGGTCTTTTCCCAGCAAGTCCAAACGTAACTAAAGGAAATCCAGGATCTCCTTCAGTATTTTCATCAATTACATCAGCAGGAGGTGGAGGTGGTGGAGCACAAAGTAGTCCAAGTCCAACAACTATAAATGGTTTAAGTGGGGGTTCTGGAGGTGGAGGAGGTGGAGGAGGTGGTGCAGGTGGAGCAGGAAATACTCCGCCAGTAAGTCCGCCACAAGGAAATGATGGTGGAAGTGATAGTGTTACTTATGGAGGAGGAGGTGGTGGAGCTGGAGCTGTTGGAGGAAATGGTGTAGGAGGAGTAGGTGGAACAGGTGGAGCAGGAGCAGCAAATTCAATTTCAGGATGTTCAGTAACATATGCAGGTGGTGGTGGTGGAGGAACTGAATGCGGAACTCCAGGAGCAGGAGGAACTGGAGGTGGAGGAGCAGGAGGTAAAACATCAGGTGGAATTGATGGTATATCTGGAGCAGTTAATTCAGGTAGTGGTGGTGGAGGAGGAAGTTTACTTCCAAATACAGCAGATTCAGGAGCCGGCGGTTCAGGTATTATTATAGTTAGAGCACCAGGATCAGCTTCTATTTCAGCAAGCCCAGGAACAAATACAGTTACAACATTACCGGCACCAGCTGGGGGTTGTAAAGTAGCTAATTTTACAGTACCAGGAACTTTTATAATATCATAATATGGCTCATTTTACAGAACTAGATATAAATAATAAAGTTTTACGAGTATTAACAGCTTGTAATGAAGATATTGCTAACCATGGAGGAGAATTATCCGAAGAAGCTGCTAATTATTTTGGAACATACACTCCATTTTCAAAAGAAGGTGTAAAATGGATTCAAACTTCTTATAATAATAATTTCAGAAAACAATACGCTGGAATTGGTTATACGTTTGATTCCACAAAAAATAAATTCATTGCACCACAACCATTCGCATCTTGGTCGCTAGATGCTAGTGACGACTGGCAAGCACCAGTTTTATTTCCAACCATTACAACTTATGGAGATAATGCAAGATATTCTATTTCTTGGGATGAAGCTAATTTAAGATGGATTGGTAAAGATGATCAAAATAATATATTTGCATGGATTCCTTTGTCTTTTACATGGATTGCTACAGGAAACTAGCCTTTACTTTTATTTAAAAATTTAATATACCTCTTGTAGAATGCAACTACAGAATTACTACTATTATTTTCAAAACGTACTCACACCTAGATTTTGTGATGAGTTAGTTAAATATGGAATTGCTCAACAGGGACAGCTTGCACTTACTGGTGGACAAACTAATAAAATAAATGAGGGTAAGCCACTTAATAATAAAGACATAAAAGATTTAAAAAAAAAAAGAGATTCCAATATTGTATGGCTTAATGATCGTTGGATTTATAAAGAAATACAACCATTTATACATCAAGCAAATAAATTAGCGGGTTGGAATTTTGATTGGGATTTTTCTGAATCTTGTCAGTTTACAAAATACAAATTAAATCAATTTTATGATTGGCATTGTGATTCTTGGGATGCTTCATATGCAAACTTAAATAATAAAGATACGTATGGAAAAATTAGAAAATTATCTGTCACATGTTCTTTATCTGATCCAAAAGATTATGAAGGTGGAGAATTAGAATTTGATTTTAGAAATATGGATCCTGATAAACCAATTGTTAAAAAATGTGCAGAAATAGCAGCACGTGGATCTATTGTAGTTTTTCCATCTCACGTGTGGCATAGAGTTAAACCAGTAACAAAAGGAACAAGATATTCATTGGTTATTTGGAACCTTGGATATCCATTTAGATAATGACAAAAACAGATCAATTAAATTCATTAACTTATTTTAGTTCACCCATATATTCTATTGAGGTACCTGAGTGGGTAGATGATGTAAATAAAATTTGTGATAAATACATTAAAGAATCTAAAAAAAATAATGTTAAAATTATTAAAGAACGCGAAAAGAAATTAGATAAAAAAATAGGAGATTATGGAATGAGTTATCATTCTACATCACTAATTGGAGATCCTTCTTTAAAAGAATTACAAGAATATATTGGAGCAACAAGCTGGAATGTTTTAGATCATATGGGATATGATTTAACTAACTATGAATTATTTTGGACTGAATTATGGGTACAGGAATTTAATAAAAAAGGTGGTGGTCATCATGAAGGTCATATACATTATGATAATCATATATCTGGTTTTTATTTTTTAAAATGTTCAGATAAAACTTCAATGCCAGTATTTCACGATCCAAGACCTGCTAAACTTATGACACAATTACCATTAAAAAATGAAACAGATCTTACTTTAGGAACACATCAAATTCATTACAAACCAAAACCAGGGACAATGTTATTTTTTCCTGCTTATTTAGAACATCAATATGTAGTAGATGATGGAATAGAACCTTTTAGATTTATACATTTTAATTTACAGGCTATAAGAAAAATGATTACAGATAATGTAAGAAAAAAAATAACTAAACAAAATAACCGTTAATGGAACAATTGGTTCTCATTAAAAGTAAGCCTAAAAATAATTTTTTTGCACCAGAATGGTGTTATTATATTTATGAAAATATAATAGAAAACATTAATTTTAATTATATATCTAGTTTAATTTTGAAAAAAGAAAAAGAAATTATAAAAAAATATAAGCCAAGTAAAAAGGGTTCAGTGGATGGATATACTGGGCTAGGTAAAGATAGTTTAACTTCAAGATATGAACATTTTAATGTATTAAAATGGAATGATTTAGAAATAAACAAATTAGAAAAACAAATAATAGAAAAACATAATAAATTTATTAAAAATTTAAATTTAAATGTACCTAATGAATTATATATACAATGTTGGGCTAATGTAATGAGAAAAGGAGAACAAATTAAACCTCACATTCATTTTATTGATCCAGATACTTATTTGGGAGGTCATATATGTATTCAATGTGAAAATACTTCTACAAATTATATAAACCCTGTTAATCAATTAAATGATCCAGAAATATATAAAAGTAAAAATGAAGTAGGTAAAATATCTTTATTTCAAAATTGTATACCTCATTATACAGATATACATAAATCAAATTCTGAAAGAATAACCATAGCTTTTGATTTATATTTGAATAATAATAAAAAAAATGATAATTATAAACAAATAATATAGGAAGAAATAAAAATATGAGTTTTAAAAAAAATAAATATGTAATTATAAAAGAAGCAATATCAGAAGATCTTGCTAAATTTTGTTATGATTATTTAATGATGAAAAAACAAGTTGCACGCACAATGTTTGATAATAGATATATTTCTCAGTTTACTGAATATTTTGGTGTATGGAATGATGCTCAAGTTCCAGACACATACTCACATTATTCTGATATTGTAATGGAAACATTATTAACAAAATTACTTCCAGCGATGGAAGAAAATACTGGATTAAAATTAAATCCTAATTATTCATATGCAAGGGTTTATAAAAAAGGAGATGTCTTACATAAACACAAAGATAGATTTTCATGTGAGATATCTACAACTATGCATTTAGGTGGTGGTTGTTGGCCAATATATTTAGAACCAGATGCATCATTAGGTGGTGTAGATGAAAAGACTGGAAATTATAAAGCATCAAAATCAAAAGGTGTTAAAGTAATGTTACAGCCAGGGGATATGTTAGTTTATAGAGGAAATGAATTAGAGCATTGGAGAGATAAATTATCCTTTGATGATTGTGGCCAAGTATTTTTACATTACAATAATATAGAAACTAAAGGGTCTAAAGAAAATATATACGATCGTAGACCTCATCTAGGACTTCCTTCTTGGTTTAAAAAATAATGTTTTTTGTAAAAAAATCAGAATTATTAAATAATTTTAATAATAAAATTTTACAAAAAGAAATTATAGATTACACAAAAAAAAATAAATGTTGTAATAATGATAATTGTCTTCATCCAAAAATACAGTCAAATCCTACATTACATAATCATTTTAAAATTTTTCAAAAATCAATAACAGAAGAATTAAATTTAAAAATTAGTAGACTTTGGTGTTTTTATGTTAAAAAAAAATAAAACCTTAGAAACTTGGCATGCTCATAGTAATGAAATATCTTGTTTAATGTACTTAAGTGAAAATAAACTTGGAACAAAATTTGAAAATTTTTATATTAAATTAAATATTAATTGCTGGTTAGTTTGGAAAGGAAATTTACTACACACCCCGGAACCAGGATTAGTAAAAAAAGATAGAATAATAATTGCTGGAACTTTATTTGAATAACTACATAAAAACTAACGGATTTAAAGAAAATATATCTGTTATTAAAATTAGACAAAGTTTAAGTAACCTTAAATAAGTGATATACTAGGCATAAATATGCCATTAAAAAAGATACCATTACCTCCAGGCTTTGATAAGAATGATACTGCGTCTCAAGCAGAAGGCCGTTGGATTGATGGAGATAATGTACGTTTTCAATATGGATCACCTGAAAAGATAGGTGGTTGGGAA